ACCGGGCCGGGTGACGATCCCGATCTGACGCTGATCGACCTCGTCCATACGCTGAAGGCCGGGCACCGCCAGGGCGCGAGCTTCGTGATGAATTCGGCCACGCTGGCCGAAGTCCGCAAGCTCAAGACCGTGGACGGGGCGTTCCTGTGGCAGCCGAGCCTGGTCGACGGACAGCCCGATCGGCTGCTCGGCTATCCCGTCGTCGAAGCCGAGGACATGCCCGACATCGCGGCGGACGAATATCCGATCGCCTTCGGCAACTTCCGCCACGGCTATCTGATCGCCGAACGCTCGGCCACGCAGGTGCTGCGCGATCCCTTCAGCAACAAGCCCTTCGTCCACTTCTACGCGACCAAGCGGATCGGCGGACAGGTGCTCGACAGCGCAGCGATCAAGCTGCTCCGCATCGAAGCCTGACGCCGACCGGGTGCGGTTGAGCCATCGCTTCTACGCACCCCGCGCCCGCGTCGGCTTGCCCCCTTGGCCGACGCGGGCGCCTTCCTTTTACGACAATTCAGGAGACCGCCCATGACCCGCATGGTGTTGGCTACCGGCGATCTCTCGCCCGCGCTGGCCGAGCTGAAGCACTGGCTCGGCATCACCCGCACCGTCGACGATGCGCAGCTGACCGCGCTGATCGGTGCGGGGGTGGAGGCGTGCGAGGCCTTTACCGGCCTCACCCCGCTGGCCGCGACCATCGAGGAAACTCGCGATGCGAGCCATGAATGGACGCGGCTTGTCACCCGTCCGATCGCGCAGGTGACGAGCGTCGAACTGACCGATGCGGAGGCTTCGCGGACCGCGCTGGCCGACGATGAATACGATCTGCACCTGTCGGGCGATGGATCGGCGCAGCTGCGCTTACGGCGTGGGCCTTTCGTCAGCCGGGTGGTCGCGACGCTGGAGGCCGGGCTCGCGGCAGACTGGGCGCACCTGCCAGACGGGTTGCGCCACGGCATCCTGCGCTTCGCCGCCTACCTCCACCGTGAAGGCGAGGCTGCCGCTGCCGAGCCCCCGGCGGCGATCGCCGCGCTGTGGCGCCCGTGGCGCGTGCTGAGGCTCGCATGATCCGCGTGCGTGTCCCGGCATTCGACCGTCTCGCCCTAGCACTCGAACGGCGGGCGCTGCGCAGGCTCGACGCGCGCGCCCGCGCCGCGCGGCTCGATGGCCATGGCTGGCGCAACCCGCGCAAGCTCTGGCCGGATTTCGGAGACGACTGATGGAGACCGCCCTGCGCACCGCGCTGCTCGACCACCTGCGCGCCGATGCCGCGCTGATGGCTGCGATCAACCTTGTTGACGAGGCCGAGATCGAGCGTGCCTCCGCCCCCTGGCTCGCGCTGGTGGCGTCCGCCGCAATCGACTGGAGCACCAAGACGCACGCGGGGCGCGAAGTACGCGTCGCCTTCGAGCTGCGCCTGCACGGCGACGATCCCGTGACCGGGGCGAATATCGCCGAGCAAGTCGATGCGCGGGTCCTCTCGCTGCCAGCCGACCTGGCCGGGTTCCGCGTCGTCACCGCTCAATTCCTGCGCGGTCAGGCCGAACGCCGCGAACGCAACGCCCGCGCGATCCTGCGCGAATACCGCTTCCGTCTCCTCGCTTCCGACTGATCCCGAAAGGACATGCCCATGACTGCCCAGAAAGGCTCCGCTTTCCTCCTAAAGATCGGCGACGGGGCCGCCCCGCCGGCCTACGAAACCGTCGCCGGACTGCGCACCACGCAGATGTCGATCAACGGCGACAGCGTGGTGGTGACGCACAAGGATTCGGGCGGCTGGCGCGAACTGCTCTCGGGCGCGGGCACCCGCTCGGTCTCGGTCAGTGCGGGGGGCATATTCCTCGGTTCGCAGGCGGAGGCGCGCGTGCAGGCCCATGCGCTCGCCGGGACGATCGCCGACTACGAATTGTCGTCCGAGGATGGCGCGCGGCTGCGCGGGCGTTTCCTCGTCCAGCAGCTCGATTTTTCGGGCGATTTCAACGGCGAGCGCAATTACACGATCCAGCTCGAAAGCTCGGGCGCGGTCGCCCCTGTATGAGTGGGCACGCCAACCCCCTGCGCGGCGAAGCGGCGATCCGCATTACGGGCGAGCTGCGAACCTTGCGCCCCAGCTTCACCGCGCTGGTTGCCGCCGAAGAGGAACTCGGCCCGCTGTTCGCGCTGGTCGAGCGTGCGGGCAACGGCGAGCTGCGCCTCGCCGAGATCGCCGCGCTGTTCTGGCACTGCCTCGAATCGCGCGGCGGCCTGACCCGCGAGGCGGTGGGCGAGGCGATCCTCGCAAATGGTCTCACCGCCAGCACGAAGCCGCTGCGCGCGCTGCTCTCCGCAATCTTGCAAGGTCGCTTATGAGCGACTTTCGTACGGGCGTTCCGGCGCTCGCCGCGCTCGCCGCCCAGGCGCTCGGCTGGCCGCCCGACGCCTTCTGGCGCGCCACCCCTGCCGAGCTCGCCACCGCGCTCGGCCCGATCACCCCAGGCGCGCAGGCCATGACGCACGCCGATCTCGAAACCTTGATGGAGCGCGACGCAGATGCCTGATGCCGTAGACCAAATGCTCATCGACGTGCGCGCACGCACGCAGGGCTTTGCCGAGGACATGGCGCAGATGCGGCGCGACCTCGATGGAGAACTTGTGTCCGGGTTTGCCCGTGCGGGCGATGTGCTCGAACGCGGTCTGCTCACGGCGATCCGGCGCGGGAGCCTGGGTTTCGAAGACCTGCAGGCCAGCGCGACGAAGGCGATCGACCGGATCGCCGCACAGGCGCTCAAGCTCGGTCTCGGCGAGGTTTTCGGCTCGAACGATCCCATAGGCCGCGTGTTCAACAGCTTCGTCGGCGGTATCCTCGGCCTGCCGGGCCGGGCGACCGGCGGCCCGGTCAGCGCCCAGCGCGGCTATCTGGTCGGCGAGCGCGGGCCGGAGCTGTTCGTGCCACCCGGCGACGGGCGTGTGATCCCGCTGGCACAGGGTGGCGGTGCGAAGCGCGTGGACGTTTCCATCAACATCGCCGCCCCCGCCGGGACGAGCGCGCCGGTCGCGCTCGAACGCTCGAGCCGCCAGATCGCCGCCGCGGTGCGCCGCGCAATGGAGAATTCCTGATGGCCTACTGGCTCGCCTCACGCCGCAGGGGGCAGGAGCACGACCATATCCAGCGCTTCGACCCGCGCTTCTGGACGGTCAATTTCCCGCGCCCGATGATGGCGAGCGTCGTCACCACCGCGCCCGACGCGCTGCGCGTGACCTGCGAATTCCACCACAAGGGCGAGCTTGCAGGACTGATCTGGGAGAGCGAGGACAGGCTCGACCATCCGCTCCACGCCTATGCGACCGATCGCGACTACGCGCACACGATCCTCTCCTTCAGGTGGCGCAGCGGCGGGCTGATCGCGCTCGACGCGGTCAACGGGCCGACGCTCACAATCGAAGGCCGCGATGCAAGCGGAACGCCGCGCAGCTGGTATGTCCGGCTGTGGAACTACGCCGTGGGCTCGCCCGAAGATGCGCAGGTAACCTTGCCGTTCTCCGCGCTCGAAAGCGGGTTCGGCCTGCCGGGCGAGCCGATCCACCCTTCGGATATCGACCGGATGTTCATCTCGCTCGTCCCGCCCGGGTACGTCGCAGGCAGCGACGAACAGCTTGCCGCCCAGGCCGATGGCTGGGTCGAGCTGAGCAATATTGCCTGCGACGGCGCGCGCGCGATGCTGGAGATCGGCGACTGCATGCTGCCCGAGCATGGCGAGCAGATCGCCACCGCCTACGACGATTGCTTCAACCAGACCCCCGCGCGGCTGATCCGCCAGATTCGCCATCTCGGCTATCGCGGGCGCGTGGTCCACTATGTCGGGATGAGCCATTATTTCCGGCTCGAACCGCTGGGCGGGGGGCATTACGTCAGCCTGGCGGGCGGCGTGCTCAACGATGCCTGCACAGCGTGGCACCGCGCCTATGCCCGAGAGGCCAAGGGTGCCGGGTTCGAACCGATCTGGTCGCTGTCCTACGAAGTNCTCGACGCGCATTGCTGGAACGACTGGAAGCAGCGCAGCGCCGATGGCGCGCCCGCACAGACCGGGTGGGAGCCGCCCTCCGCGCTGCTCTCGCCTGCACATTCGGGCGCGATGAGCTATCTGCGGCAGGTCGCGGTGGCGTTCGTGCAGATTGCGCGCGATGCTGGCCTGCCGGTCCGCTTCCAGATCGGCGAGCCGTGGTGGTGGGTGATGCCCGGCAGCTTCGCCCCGTGCCTGTACGACGATGCCGCGCGCGCTGCCTTTGGCGGCAGCCCGCCCATCATAACCGATATGCGCGCCGACCTCGATGCGAGCCAGACCGACCTGCTGGACGAGGCCGGGGCACTCCTCGCCGCCTCGACCGCCGCGCTCGCGCAGGCGGTGCGCGATGCGGCTGCGGGTGAAGCGGAGGTGCTGCTCCTCGCCTTCACGCCCACGATCCTCGACGGCCAGATGCCCGAGCTGGAGAGGGCCAACCTGCCGGTGGGCTGGGCCTACCCGGCTTTCGACCGGTTGCAGCTGGAGGACTACGACTGGCTGACCGCCGGGGCCGAGGCGCGCCGCCGCGCGGCCTACGCGCATGTCGATGCGCGGCTGGGCTATCCGATCGACAGGCAGGACTATTTCGCAGGCTTCGTTCTGTCGCCCGAGGACGCGCCCACATACTGGGCCCGGATCGATGCTGCGCTCGACGAGGCGCATGCGCGCGGGATCGCGCACCGATACGTCTGGGCGCTGCCGCAGGTCGCGCGCGACGGATACACGCGGCTCGCGCCCCCCCAACACCCCGAGGACGACATGCAGGCATTCGACGACGTATCCTACCCGCTCGCGCTCGGGACCGATGCCAGCGCAAGCCCCGAATTCTCTACCACGGTGCTGGTCACCGCCTCGGGGCACGAGCGGCGCACCGCGCAATGGGCCGACGCCCGCCTGCGTTTCGACGTGGGCCCCGGCATCCGCTCCGAGAGCGAACTGGCGACGCTCGGCGCATTCTTCCGTGCGCGTCACGGCCCGGCGCGTGGCTTCCGCCTTGCCGACCCCTTCGACCATTCGTCCAACGGTGCCACCGGATCACCTTCCGCGACCGACCAGTTGCTCGGCATAGGGGACGGCGAGACCACCCGCTTCGCCTTGGTGAAGCGGTACGGCGACGGGTCCGAGCCGCAGGTTCGGCGAATCACCCGCCCCCGTTCGGGTAGCGTGATGGTGTCGGTAGGCGGCGAAGCGACGTCGGCCTTCACACTCGATCCGTTGGGTCATGCGGTACTCGATGAAGCACCCTCCCAAGGCATCGAAGTGCGCGCAGGCTTCCTGTTCGATGTCCCGGTGCGCTTCGCCGAAGATCGCCTTGCCTTGAGCGCGGCGGGCTTCGCCGCCGGACAGGCACCAAGTGTGCCGCTGATCGAAATAAGGGAAGCGGCATGAGCAGAGACACGCTCGCGACGCAGGCGTTCTTCTGGCGGATCGAGCGGCGCGACGGCGTGACGCTGGGCTTCACCAGCCACGACCGCGATCTCCAGCTCGACGGAGTGGCGCTGCGCTCGGCCCCGGGCATTCGCCCTGCGGCGCTGCGCCTGACCACCGATATTGCGGGCGACGATGCACAAATGGACGGCGCGCTGACCCATGACGCGATTTCGGCAGACGACCTTGCGACGGGCCGGTTCGACGGTGCTGCGGTCGATGTCGGCACGATCGACTAGCAGAGCGGCGAGGCGCGCGTGCTGTTTTCGGGTTCTATCGGGGAGACCGAAGCGGGCGCGGAAGGCTTCTCCGCGCAGCTCCGCTCGCTCAAGGCGGCGCTCGAGTTCGATCCCGTCCCGCGCACCAGCCCCGGATGCCGCGCGCGCTTTTGCGGGCCGGGTTGCAACCTGTCGCCCGTCCGCTTCACTGCCGAAACCGTCGTCATCGCGATTGACCCTGCTGCGGACGCAATCGCGCTGGCCGGAATAGCCCCGGCGGACTTCGTGTTCGGCGAGGTGCGCTGGCTCGATGGGGCAGCCGTCGGATTGCGCCATGCCATCATTGCGCGGGACGACGACCTGCTGATCCTCGATTCGTCGCTTCCTGCAGGGGTCGTCGAGGGTACGCGCGCGCAGGTGCGTCAAGGCTGCGACCGGACGATTGCGACCTGCGCAGCCCGCTTCGGCAATGCGCTGAATTTTCGTGGCGAACCCTTTTTGCCGGGCAACGATCTGGTCGCTCGATATCCCTCGCAATCCTGATGGAGCGGAACATCGCGCTTGCCATCGCGGCGGGCGAGTTGGTCGGATCTCCGTTCCGGCTGCAGGGGCGCGATCCGGCGCACGGTCTCGACTGCATCGGCCTGGTGCTGGTCAGCCTCGCCCGGATCGGGATCGAGCTGCACCTTCCCGCGGATTACCGCCCGCGAAGGCGGCGGTTCGAAATTCCGGAAAATGCCCTGCAACGCGCTGGACTCGAACGCACCCAAGCCCCGTACGCGCCGGGCGACATCCTCCTCCTGCGAACCGCGCCCGCGCAGGTCCACCTCGCAATCGTGCGTGATGCGGACTCGGTCATCCACGCCCATGCCGGACTGGGCCGGGTCGTTGCCCAGCCCTTGATCGAGAGCTGGACCATCGCAGCTGCGTGGCGATTCGCCAAAGAAACTGTCCCAAAAGGAGACAATGCATGGCCACGCTGATCCTTTCTGCCGTCGGCACGGCCGTGGGTGGCCCGATCGGCGCGCTGGTGGGCCGATCGGTCGATAGCCGCATAATCGGTCGCCCAAGCCGCAAGGGCTCCCGCCTGACCGAACTCGCGGTGACGACCTCCAGCTATGGGCAGCCGATACCGCGCATTTTCGGCAAGATGCGCGTGCCCGGCGCGATCGTCTGGGCGACAGATTTGCAGGAAAGCAGCGAGACGAGCGGCGGCAAGGGCCAGCCGAGGACAACCACTTACAGCTACGCGATCTCCTTCGCGGTCGCACTTTCCAGTCGCCCGATTGCCGGCATGGGCCGGGTCTGGGCGGATGGTTCCCTGCTGCGGGGGGCGGCAGGCGATCTGAAGGTCGGCGGGACCATGCGGCTTTACCGGGGCGTTGGCGACGAGGCAGCCGATCCGCTGATTGCCGCCGCCCTGGGCAGCCAGGCCGGTGCCTTTCGCGGCCTGGCCTATGCGGTGTTCGAAAACCTGGAGCTCGCCAGCTTCGGCAACCGCATTCCCGCGCTCAGTTTCGAAGTAGACGCCGGCGATGGCGCGCTCGATCTCGTCGACCTCCTCGACGACGTGATGCTGGTGCCGGGGGCATCGGTGCCGCTCGACGGTCTGACCGGGTTCGCGGATGAGGGAGGAACCCGCGCCGATCTGCTTGAGCATATCTCGGGCGTATTTCCCCACATTTCCACCGCGACCGAGCAAGGGATCGGTATGGCACCCGTGCCCGACACCGCCTCGTCCGTTCTGCCACCTGCCATCGTGGGTCGCGTGGAAGATCGCGCGCTGCCTGCCGTGACGCACCGTCCGATCAATCCGGACGCACCTGCAGCGCTGCGATATTACGATTCGGCGCGCGACTACCAGCCTTCGGTCCAGCGTGCCCCGGGGAGCGGGGCGCAGGGCACCACTCTGGAATTTGCCGGCGTGTTCGGGGCGGGCGATGCAAAGTCGCGGATCGCGGAATTGCACCAGAACGCCCTCAGCCTGCGCGAATGGCTATCCTATCGGATTGCCGAACCGACACTCGGCTGCGCCCCGGGACAGGCGGTGTTTCGCACCGGCGACGCCCGCAGCTGGCTTGTCAGCGGTTGGGAATGGCACTCCGGCGGCGTCGATCTAATGCTTCAGCGTATTGCAGCCCGTCGTCCGGTCGGCGCGGTGGCGGACCCTGGTACGGCGTCCGTGCCGAACGATACGATCCCAGGCACGCTTCGACTGCGCTATTTCGAGATGCCGTGGGATGGCACGGGCGCTGGCAATGTGGCGCAGCGCTATGCCGCCGTCAGCCAGACGGGCTCACGCACATCGGTCACGCTCTCGGGCGTCGAGTACGATTCGCTCATCCCCCTGGGACTGTCTTCGCGCGGTTCGGCGGTTCTGGGCGAAAGTACCGTCGATCTTGCGCCCTCGCCTGCGCTCATCTTCGAGCCCGACGCAACCTTTGGGATCGCGCTGTCATCGGAGCAGGCGCAGTTGCAGTCGGTCGATGAAAGAGCCCTCCTCGATGGCGCGAATCGTCTGCGTATCGGCGAGGAGATCCTCCAGTTTCGCTTCGCCGAGCCTTTGGGAGACGGGCATTGGATGCTCCGGGGCCTGCTGCGCGGTCGTGGCGGGACCGAGCATCTTGCTGCCTCCGGACACCCGGCCGGCAGTTCGGTTGTTCTGCTGGACCGTCAGTTGCTGGCGCTGCCCTCGGACAATTACGATGAGGTTTGCGGCGAGAGCGGCCTTGCCGGATCAGCGCCGGTTTACGCGCAGCTGGAGTCTGCAGGCGCAACCCTGCGCCCGCTCGCGCCCGTGCATCCCTCCGTTTGTGCGACCCCGGCCGGCGACCCCGAATGGCGCTGGATCCGGCGCGCACGAGGGTCCTGGCGCTGGCTGGATGCCGTCGACGCTCCGCTGGCCGAGGAGCGCGAAGCTTACCGGATCGGATTTGGCCCGGTGGCCGCGCCCTTTGCGCAGTGGGAGGCGACCTCGGCCTCGTTCTCGCTGCCCGCCGCGCGGTGGGCCGAACTGCAAGCGGCCCATCCCGGTGCGCAGATCTGGGTGAACCAGGCCGGCAGCCACGCGATCTCGCTTCCCACCCTCCTTCCCTTCCCGCTTCCCGCCTGA